CCTGTGTTGGCACCGCTGAGTGATCAGCGCGAGAGCAACACGAAGTATTTATATATAACCTCAATCACTCTAATGAATAGAATGACTGTTACACAAAGCATACTTCGTCTACACCAAATAGGTCCTTGCCGGGTTCTTAGAGAACTGTCTGCGGGGCCTATAAATAAGCCTAGCAGGCGTCCAATAAACCCTGCGAAGGTTAATAACAAGACTATCAGTGTTGATCTGCGAAGGTCAACATTAACAATCTGTCAATACCTATTTCAGGTAGACGTTTCAGCGTTGGTAAACCATTGGATTACACTGTACTCTCATAATGAGAAGCACAGAGGTCCAGTGGAGGCTATTTCCTTCATGAAACAGCTCTACACTTGGAGCACGAGATTTTGTCTCGAGCTACATCCCGAGCCTCTTCGCTTTTGAAAATCGGATAAATCCGGTTTTCCTAAAGTCTTAAATCCTTTCAGGCTCCTTATGGAGTCTGATGATTTAAGAAAACGGAGAGCTGCCTTAACAGTTTTATGACTGTTTCAGCAGATCAGGCTGCATCCCAATCCAAAACTCAGTACTATTACTGAGCCTGGGATCGGGCCTGACAGCTGGGGAGACTACTCCGATTTCAAGGAGTTCTTGGCGGTTTCCAAACCGTTCAACAAACAACTTGAACTCGATCGTTACGAACCACCGCACATGACCACTAAGGCAGGGCCTAATGGTTTAGCGCTTGCGACATCTCCGGTTGACGCGAGTCTATATCTCAAAGACAAACCTTCATACAGAAGGATCATGAGGATGGTAAAATCTTACCACCCAAGGTCCCATATGTACGGGAAGTATATCCGAGAGGTAGCGACTCTTGCCGACAAGGTGAGGTCACCTATAGCTAAGACAAAATGCCTTTCCCGACTCTCCTACATAGTAGAAGGGGGAGGAAAGACATGAGTGATAGCCATAGTTGACTATTTCACCCAAGATGCTCTCAAGCCCTTCCATTCAGCTATATTTAAGCTGTTGAAGTCGATCCCAAATGATGGGACCCACTCCCACAATAGAATTGCATCTATTGTGAAAAGAAGGATAGGTGTATGGTATTGCTTTGACCTCACTGCTGCAACTGATAGGTTCCCTTTATTTATTCAGGGAGCCGTATTCAGCCAGCTGTTTGGTCCCAGATCCGGATCAGCCTGGACCTCACTGATTAAGGGAAGGAAATTCCTAACCCCTGATCGTAGGTCCCAGATTGAATACGGAGTTGGGCAGCCGATGGGGATGTTATCCTCATGGGCTGTCTTTGCAATAACGCACCATGCTATCATTAGGTATTGTTTCCATAAGGTCGGTTGACCTTATTTGAACAACTATGCCATTATTGGTGATGATGTGGCGATTCGTAATGAGAAAGCGGCCACTAAATATAGGGATACGATGAAACTCATTGGAGTTGACATAAATTATGCCAAAACCGTTGTCTCATCGGACCGTCTCTCATCTCAAGTTGAGCTGGCTAAACGCCTTTTCATCTGAGGATGAGAGATTACTCCTATACCTCCAGACCTCATTGGTTCCGTTCAAAAGGATCATTTACTGATCCCTGAACTTTACCAATGGGCAAAGGAGAGAGAATTAGTGACAAGATCTTTCAACATTCCCCGGACCCAGACTGAATGAACTCTTCTAAGAACTGTACTGGTTTGCAAACACCTGTACAGTAAGAAGAAGTTCTTCGAGTGCTGTGTTCTCCTTACTGCAAGTCCTCTCCCTGGAAACGCGCATCCTGTATTGGGACGGTTACGTTCCTCTATATGGAAAGAGGTTTCCCAGCGTGAGCTCCTGGATAAACTCCTGGAGCTCCGTGTTGAGAGCTTAGTCAATAAGGCAGAGACTTACGAGGCGGATGTCTATAAAAGACAATTAACCGACCTCGTAGGCCCCTGGGGGGGGTGGTCCATGCCCGAAGACTCCCGTGCTCTTAATCAACACCCAATGATCGAGGCCATCAATTATCAAAGAATGATAATGATGAACAAGATCTTTGAGTTAAAGACTCTAAGGTCAAAGATTTCATCCTCAGAAGAGGTAGATCTCAGCGACCCATCGAGTCCGATGTACGAGCTCGTTTCCCAAATGTCCGAAATAGAATACCTTCCTCATCCTCGTGGTACTTCTTATAGAAAGAAGCAGCACTTGTGAAGGAGGAAACAGTCCAACCTCGTCCTTAAGGCCTATCTAAGCCTTAAAGGCGATTAAGAAAACCCACACTTGGAAGGTGCAGATTTGTCCTGGTCGGGACCGGTTTCTTCGAAATCGGCCGATTGGGGGGGAGATAGTCTTGACCGCTTTACAGCGG